GGAAAGTCTGGAAAGTCTGGAAAGTCTGGAAAGTCTGGAAAGTCTGGAAAGTCTGGAAAGTCTGGAAAGGCTGCAAAGTCTGCAAAGGCTGCAAAGGCTGCAAAGTCTGGAAAGGCTGGAAAGGCTGGAGCTACATTGTGGAAGCTATGTTGATTATCAACATAAAGAGGGGGATGTTGTCTATTGCGACCCGCCTTATGAAAACACCGCCACATACTCCGAAGACGGATTTAATCATAAAGAGTTTTACGATTGGGTTTACAGTCGCCCGTATCGTGTATATTTTTCAAGCTATGAAATATCTGACAACCGGTTTTATAAGGTTTGGAGTAAACAAAAAATACAAAACTTAAACGGGCAAGGTGCTGGCGCGAAAGTTCAAGAAACGATATATTGCAATCAGCCGGATAAAGTTATGTTGTTTTAGGGAGTTAAGGGAAAATGGCAAAAGGACACGAGAATTTAATACCTTTAAACAAACGGTCAAAGGAAGCTCAAAGGAAAATACAGTCAATGGGCGGAAAAGCTTGCCGGGAGAAAAACAGAAAGAAAAAAAGCTTAAAAGAGTTAACGCTGTTATTGCTTGAAAACCCCGTTGTATCTGAAGAGGCAAAGGCGCAAATAAAGCTGCTTTTCCCAAACGTTGATACGGAAGACCTGACTAACGGTATGGCTATGACGGCAAATATTCTGTTATCTGCTATAACCTCAAAAGACTTAAAAGAAAAGGTAAAGGCGGCAGAATACCTGCGCGACACTGCCGGGCAAAAGCCGGAAACAAGCGTAACCGGCAGCGTTACCGTTGAAAAAGTCTTTGTTTCGGAAAAAGAGCAGAAGGAAACGTTAAAGCATATAAAAGAAGTCATTACCGGGGAAAATAAAAACGAGGGCTAAAAATGGAGCTGCAGCCGGAATATATCGGGCAAACGCTTTTAAAGCTTGGGTTTGAGGCTTTTTTCAGGTATTTGTTCCGAGTTATTGAGGGGCGACCGTTTATAATGGAGCCTATACACCCGGATTTATTTAACGTTTTTGAAGATATTTATAACCTCAAAAGGCTACGGCAGACAATAAACATTTTTCCGCGTTCATCAAAAACAACATTGTGTAAATATTTTATTGTCTATAGCTGGTGCAAAAATCCAAAATGCAACTTTATTTATACTTCTTATTCGCAGAGCTTGTTAAATGATATTGCCCGGGATATTCAAAACATAATGGAGCACCCGGCATTTAAGGCGATGTTTCCGGTAAAATCCAGTATGGAAAGCGAAACACTAGACCCGATTGACGAGTTCTGGCGGCAATACTGGAATAAATCGGAAGACAACAAAAATATTTACTCTTCAAAAAAAATTGTAACCTACGCGGGTGGGATTTGTATTTTTGTGAGCGCGGGCGGGCAAATTCTGGGATTTGGAGCCGGTATTCGCGGAGCTGATGACTTTTCCGGCTGTTTAATCCTTGACGACTTTGACAAGCCTGCAGATATAGCCAGCGAGGTATTACGAACGAAAACAAAGCGATACTATTCAGAAACGCTCTTATCCCGCTTGAACGATTACAACGTGCCTATTCTTAACGTTCAACAACGGCTGCACGTTGACGATATATCTGGGTTTTTAAAAGACAAATACGGGTTTGATGTTTTAAAAAAGCCTCTTTTGAATATACGCGGCGAGTGCCAAGCGCCCAGCCAGTATGATGAAAAGCGCCTAAAAGAGCTACAATTTGACAAGTCGGCTTTTTCTGCACAATACCAGCAAGAGCCGACACTTGAAGAGGGCAATCTTATAAAGCGCGACTGGTGGCAGTATTATAAGCCGGAAGAAACACCGGTTGAGGGCGTTTTGATTATAACAGCTGATACGGCATATAAAAAATCAAAGACGGCAGACTTTTCTTGTTTGCAATGTTGGGAGCTTAAAACGGGCAGGCTTTTAATGCGCGATATGATTGTGGATAAGTGGGAGTTTCCCGAATTGCTGGAAAATGCTAAAATGTTTTGGGATAAGTGGACACGCCCCGAAATGATTGTCAGGGCAAAGTATTTTTTTATTGAGGATAAGGCAAGCGGGATTAGCCTTGTGCAGACGCTTGAAGATTTGGGAATTAACACCGTAGCTTGGAAACCGAAAGATTTTGATTTTCCCGATGATAAAGTCGGCAGGACAAAAGAATTTTCGTGGGCAGTATTTTCCGGGCTTGTCTTTTTGCCAGAAAATAATAAAATGAGTGAGTATTTAGTAGAAGAGGCAGCGGCGTTTAAAGAAGATATGTCGCACTATCACGATGACGCTTGTGATTCCGCCAATATGTCCTTCTCAATTTGGCGTTATTATGGCGGAATGAGAGATACAGAGCAACAATAAAGGGAGTTTTTAAAATATGACACGGCGCAACAAGGGAAAAACAAGACTTAAAACCGGCAATGCTTTATTGCACGGGGCAGGTGCAAGCACTTGGCAAGACCGGGGAAGTATACAGCAGGGCGCGATATTCACGAAAAACCCCTATTATAACAACGATTATTATCGGCGCTGGCAAGATTTAGTGCGCTGGTATTATACCGACTGGGCAGCAAAAAAAATTGTGGATATTCCGGTGCAAGACGCGTTTCGTGTAGAGCCGGAAATAAAAGGCTTGTCGGAGGAAGACAAAGAGCAGCTTACAAAATACCAAGAGGCGATGGGCGGCAGAGATAAGCTTTATAAAGCGGTTATTCAATCACGCTTGCTTGGCGGCTCAATCGTCATGCTCGGTATAAAAGACGAAGAAGACAACCCGGAAAAGTCGATTGATTTTGACAAGCTGGACAAGGGCGACCTTGCGTTTATGAATGTTGTTAGCGTGGAAAAAATAAGCCAAGTTCAATATGAAACCGACCCCTTTAGCCCGATGTATGATACGCCGCGTTATTATATGATTAACGGGCAGAAAGTTGATGTTAGCCGCTTGCTGGTGTTTGACGGAAGACCGTTGTTTAATAGCGCCTCAATGAACATTTTGCAGAATTTTAGATTTAATCCTGCCGGGTTTGGCGAAAGCGTATTGATTCCGGTTTATGACGCGCTTGTCCGGTTTGCCGGGACGCAAGAGGGGGCGTATCATCTTGTTAATATGGCAAGCGTCCTTTTATTGAAATGCGACAAGCTGCTTGAACTACAGGCGACAAAACTAGGCGATAACGCCACGAGGGCATTAAACAGGCTGGCAGAACAGATTAGTATCTACCGCGCCGGCGTGCTTGAGGGGAAGGATGTTGAAGTTTCGCAGCATAGCGCTACTTTTGGCAGCGTGCCCGAATTAGTGCAGACGTTTGCGCAGGTGCTTGCTGCCGGTTCGGATATACCGGCAACCCGATTCTTAGGGCAAGCCCCGGGCGGATTGAACGCTACCGGAGAAAGCGACCTTGAAAACTACTATAATAACGTCGCCAGCTGGCAGAATACCGTATTAAAGCCGAATGAAATAAAAATGTATAATATTTTGGGCGTTTCTTGTTTTGGGCGTGAAAAATGGCAATCAATCAAGCCCGAGTTTGATATAGAATATAAGCCGCTATGGAATTTAAGCGAAACAGAGCAGGCAACCATTGACAGCACCCGCGCGCAAACAATCAGCTTGCTGGAGCAATCCGGCTATTTAAGCCGCGAGGCTGCACTTGAAGAGTTAAAAGCCCGTAAAATCTTTATCAATGATATAAAGCCCGAGGATATGCCGGATATGTCGCAGCTTGGATATATGGCAGGCGCAGGGGAAGAACAGCCCCGGACGCCTGAACAAAACAACGAGCTTTTTGGGAAAATTGCTGAGGTGGGGAATAAATAGCCGATGTCAACGATTGTGTTAAATAAAGCTCCGAGCAAGACACGCGGGAAGATTGTAGGCAAGGGGATTAAACCCCCGAAAGCGATAGAGTGGGAGGCGCGCCGGGCAATCAACCGCGCTTTGCAGGAATTTGACGCCGAAATGGAGTATTTTAAAAACCACGTTGAGGACTACGCCCCGGCGCAGGCAAGCCGAATTTTATCGGAAATGCAGGAGAAGTGGGCAAAAAAGATTGAGCCGATAGCCGATAGGATAAGCGAAAACTGGCTTAATGCGATAAATGAGCGGCAGAAAAAGAAGTCAATGGAAGTCTTGCGAAAAGCGCTTGGCGTGGATATATCGGCTATATTTGAAGACCCGCTTATTCAGCAGGGACTTGAAAATATGCGTTTTGAGGCGGCGTATTTGATTAAGACGATACCGTATGACAATATCGGCAAAGTTGCCGAGCGGGTTTATCAATACTACCGGGGCGAGCCTATGCCGGAGGGGCGGACACTCACACAGCAGCTTGCCGAAGAGTTTAAAATAAAATACGAGCGTGCAAAAACTATTGCCCGCGACCAGACAAACAAGATGAACGGGAATTTAACGCAAATTAGGCAGACCAGCTACGGGATTGAAGAGTATATTTGGCGGACGGCACGAGACCAGCGGGTTGTTGGCAATCCTGCCGGGTTTTATCCGAAAGGCAACAGGGTTCACGGCAACCACTGGGAAAGAGAGGGGAAACGCTATCGGTGGGACGAGCCGCCAGCGGACGGAGCGCCTGGAATAAGTATTAACTGTTTACTAGGTGAAACTAATGTTATGTTCCCGCATGGTGCAAAAAAGCTCTTTAGACGGCACTATAAGGGATTTATTTACATTATTACCACGGATACCGGGATTCATTTGAAAACCACACCGAATCACCCAGTACTTACTAGCGGAGGATGGCTTCCGGTCAACGCACTCAAGCAAGGCGATAACCTCATCAAGGCAACAGTTAACGGCGGCGTCATCTCTAAAATCAATAACAACAAGTTTCAATTTACGTTTTGCGAGTTCTGGGATTCTTTTAATCAATCTGAATCTAGATGTGCTGGTTCTAAATTTGACTTCCACGGCGATGGTATTGAAGATTATGTCTACATTAAAAATATCAATAGCTTTTTGAAAAAAAACAGTAAATCCTCTTTTTATGAGTTCATCTCTAAGTTCTTTTTCTCCTTTTCCTATATGGTATTCAGAAGGGTGCTTTTCTCTAGATGTTGCCGCAAGTCTTTTCTGTTTATCCGTTCTTTTTGTTCCTCTAACGGCGTCGTGCGCGGCTTTTACAAGGCGTTTTCGTTCTTCGGAAGATGTTTGTTCCATCCGCTTAAACATTGCGGCAGATTGATTGCGAATTATCGTTCCATTTTCGGAAATAATCCGGTTAATGACGCCTCTAGAAACGCCGAGACGAGTAGCAATAGAAAGGACGCTTTCGCCATTGATATAGCAAGGGACTACCTTTTCGGGTGCGATGTTGATGATATTATGCGCTCTTCTTTTCATTTTGAATTTGCTCCTGTTGTAAAAATTGAAAAACAATATTTTGACGGCTATGTATATAACGCCGAAACACCAACAGGATATTACATAAGCAACGGCATTGTCAATCATAATTGTCGGTGCTTTGCTGAGCCGGTTATTGACTTGGACAAATTAAAAGTCCAGTATTATTAAAAGAATGGGGCGGTGGAGAATGGAAAAAATGAAAAAGAGTATTGATGAAGAGTTAATCGCCCTCGGCGAAAAAATAACTAAAAACTATCGCCTTATTGTCGCAGTTGCCGCTTTCCTTTATGGTTGTTTTATTTTTGTAAATACGCAAGCACAGCACAGCCAAGCCATTTTAGCGATACAAAACCAGCACAGCCACGATATAGCCGAATTAAGGGCAAGTCATACAAAGCTGCAGGAGCGGGTAACATTAAATGAAAAAAATTTTAACACGACTTCGGTAAAGCTGGATACAACATTAAACCGTATATCAACCGACTTGCAATTCATTAAGCAAAAATTGATTGAAAAGGGGATGAAATGAAAAAGATAGCGAAGTATAAATACAGAATAATCTTATTTGCCGTTTTGGTTTTGGCAATAGTCGCCCTTGTCGCCCCGGATAAAGCGGAAGAAGTCGCAAGGGCTTTTATGTTAATTATTGTAGGCATTTAAAAAAATAAATTGTGGATAACTCAAAAAAAAGGGGGATTGGTGATGTTATCTTGTTTGATTGCTTTTATTTTCGGATTGTGGGCAGGCAAATTCCTATCAAAAAAAACGCGCGATAAAAACGGGCGATTTGCCAAAATACCGGAGTGGCGCAAATGGCTTTGATTTATTTTCTTCTTGGCGGTTTTCTCCGGCGGTGGTATGGCGGGCTTTTCCCGGACGATAAATATAAAGTGCTGGGGAATCGGGCTTTGCAGACCGGCGTAATGATTGGCGTTATGCTAGGCATATTTGTTGATGATTGGCAGAGCTGGCGCGATTGGCTTGTTTCCGGCGTGGTTGCGTTGTGGCTGCAGTTCCAGTTTTGGAGCCGCTCTCACGGAGCAGTATATGACTTGTCGCGTGGCGGCTACACGGACGAAAAAACTATAAAACGTTATAATGAGCGCTGGTATCATATACCTTGCGACTGGCTGGCAGAAAAGCGCTTTTTTAGCTTTTACGGGTGGGGATATGACTTTACTTATATGCTTTTGCGCTACACTTGCCCGATGCTGCCGATGATTTTCTTTGACTGGAAATATATTTTAATCGGGTTAAGCGTTGCGCCGGTGTATGCTTTCTGTTGGCAATGGAGCGAGTCCGACGCTTGGTGTTTTAAATTAAAAGGCTTAAGCTCCGCAACAAACCTGGCAGAGGTTATTTGCGGGGGTGTTTTTTATGCCGGATGTTATCTTTTGGGGGCGCTATGACGAAACTTTTATCATATTTAGCGGCTTTTCTTTTGCTGGTTGTTTATATTTTATCAACCTTGTATATTGAGAGGGGCAACAAAATAACCGTGCTAGAAACGCAAAAAAACGCCCTTATGGGGAAAACATCTTTTTTGGAGGCAGAAATTGAGAAACGAAATGAAAAGGCGCTGGATACCGATAAGCGACTGCGCGAGATTGAGGAGGCGGCAGCGCGAGGAAAAAATAAGGCGGGTTTTGATTGGAATAGCAACATTGCTGCTGACCCTGTTATTATTAAGCTAAAGGAGCAAGGGAAAAATGACCGATGAATTAGAACGCCTTAAAAAAATGCAGGACTTCAACCGGCGGCAGGAAAAGGACGAGCCGGTGCATTGGGATCCGGTGTCAAATATAGACCGGGAAGAGCAAAAACGGCAGGAAATTATAAAAGCAGTAGAAGACCACCATAAAATGTATGTTGATTTGTGGTTGTCGCATTTAAAGGGGCGCGGGCGATGAAAGAGATTTTTATCATTGCAACCGCGCTTTTTTTGGCTTCCTGCACGCAAACAGAATATGTGTATAGGGAAATACCGCGCGAGCCTATAACCTGCATAGAGCGGATAAAAACGCCTTTGGATATGGCAAAATGCCTTGCAGAGTATAAGGCGAAATATTGAGCTAAACAAAAAACTTGCGCATTTAATACGGATTTTGTGAAAAAAGTCACAAATTTAATACGGATTTTGTGAAAAAGGGGCGAAATGATGATTATAGCCTACACGGACGCAACGATAGACGCAAAAGGTATTGCCGGAATTGGCATTGTCATCATCAACGGGAGCAAGAGAAAAGAATACGCCCTTTTTACGAAGTGCCGGACGATTAACGCCGCCGAGATATTCGCGATACACTTGGCAAGTATTTTAACGCACGGGCAGGCGCTTGTTTATACCGATTCGCAAACGGCACTATCCCACATTAAAGGAGAGATAAAGGACAAACCCCGAACGCGGGAGCAATACCTTAATCATTTGGAGTGCAAATACTGGGCGTATCAGGTAAAGAAAAATAAGGGCATCCGGGTTGAAAAGGTTAAAGCCCACACGAACAGTCGCAACCTGCACGCCGGAAACAACAAGCTTGCCGACACGCTGGCTATGCTTGGACAATTAAAATATTATGAAAACGCACGGGCTGTTGTCAAAAAAGAAAAACAAAAGCATGATAAAACCACAAATTCAATTTTGCAGAAAAAAAGGAGCTCAAAATGCAGATAGGATTTTTTGAATTGCCCGCAGGCTGGCAGGAATTAGAAACAGCAACCGGGGAGGAATTTATGATAAACTATTCCGGCGTAACAGTCTTTGCTGAATATTTATAATAAATCCTTAAAGAAAAGGGCTTTTTCTTCGTTTCTACGGCGGACAAGCCCTTTTAGGACTTTTCCCCCGGCTGTAACCCAGTCCCAGTTGTTATATGCAGTTTGCCAGTCTTTTGCCTCAATAGCCGCTTTACATTTGGACTTGTCAAATGCCGGGTTTCCTATGTTATAGATTAAGCTAAAAAGGGCTGCTTTCTGTTCGTCATTAAAGTCGCCTTTTGGCAGCTTAATTTGCGTTTTGCAATACCACTCTAAAAGCTGGCAAGCCCTGTCTTCTGTTATCGGTTTGTCGGTTAATTTTACACGTGCGCCCGATTCGTAGTAGGTTGTCCCGTAGCCGACAGTGGCGACTCCGGCGGGACACAGATACGGTTCGGATTTAAAGCCCTCATATTTTTTTATTAAATCGTAAATCTTCATTTTGTTTCTCCCTCTTTTTTCAACAAAACGTTCATAATGATTATATCAGGTTGGCGCTTTTGTGTAAAGCACCGCTTAAATACGGTTTTCGCCTCAAACTTAGAGTTGGCTTTAACAATCTTTGTTTTGAGTTCTTCTTCACCTTTAATCCAATAAAAAACCTCATAATATTTTGAAATCATCTTTTCCCCCGCTTTTTTGAATTTACCCTATACTTTTCAATTTGTTCTGCCTCGGATAAAGGCAAGCCCAAAATTTTAACCCGATAATATATCGTATTATAAACAAGATTTTTCTCTATGCAGTATTGCCTTAGCGATAAACCGTCCGTTTCCCACTCCCGGCGCTGCCTCTTGCGGTTGGCTGAGGCGCAAGCCTCGTCTACGGATATATCTTCTTCAATTATCCGCTGGCGCAAGGTGTGATAATTAAAACCGTTTTCATTGCACCAGTCAACGAGGCTTTGACCGTCTGACCGCTTATACATCGGGATTTTCCATTTAACCCCTTTGTGTGGCATTTTTCTTGCTCCTGGCGATTTTTTCATAGTCGGCGGCAGTGCTGCCTTTCTTAACAATCATCCCGCAGTGAGAACAACGCCACTTTCCGAAAAATGCGTTATCAACTCCGCAGACAAGCCAGACAAAAAGCCACACCCCGCAAGTGATAAGAGATAAAAACAAATGCAGGAAGTGTGAAGTCCCTTTTTTCTGGATTAAAACTTGCTTTTCGCAATACGGGCAATATCCCGTTCCGGTTATTATAGCCATTTTTATTTACTCCTTTAAATAGTTGTTTTCGTTCAATATGTTTTCCGCCAGTTGTTCGGCGGCGTATTCTATGTCCATCTCAAATATGCTTTCAACGCTAAACACGCCGGTTCTAACTTCCGGTATACACTCAGAATAATATTGTTTTGCCGCCATTATACACGCGCCCGTTTCTATAACTGTTTTAGGCGGGCGGTATCCGTCAACATTGAAAGGGCTAAAAGAAGTAGCTTTATTGTCTGCTTTGCATATTCCCACAAAGCGCAAGTGGTCTATACCCTTTATAACGATAAATTTTTCCAATCTTTTATCTCCTTATAAATAGAAGTTAATTCTTCAAAGGCTTTTTGCTGGTTCGTTTTCCCGGTTATAGATGAAAAGTCATCGGTAACATAAAGCCAGTGCATAGCGTTGTTTACGGATTGAGCACATTTTATAATAAGGTGCTGCAATTCACGGTTGTTATGCTGTAACATCTCGCATAAATTGATTGTTGACAACAAAACATCAGAACTTCTTTTTCCGTCATTGCAAGTATTTAATTCGTCTTGCGATTTTACAATGTTTTTTTTAGTCATTTTAATCGTTCCCCCTATTCAAATACCAGTTAGAATACCGCATATATATCCGTTCCGGATATGCCGCGAAAATATGCTTGTCTTTTGTTTCTTCAAAAGCCTTGATTTTGTGGGCGATGTTATATAAATGGCTTGCCCATATATCCTGCGCCGCCTCAAATGTTTCTTGTTCAATATTGCAAACGGCGATAACGTCTTCATATCCCGGTTTATTTGATTGAATAATAAAAACAAACTCTATCGGATATTCGCCATATTTTTCCCGGACCGCCTCACAATAATGCACGGCTTGTAGTGGATATTGCAGTTTTTCCGGCCATTTAACAACGCTATCAATATCGGAGCTTGTTTTATAATCAATTAAGACAATACCCTGACTTGTGCGCTTTATTGCGTCAATTTTGGCTTTGCAATCAACATCATTTTCTTGATTGTGCCAAACAATAGGAAGTTCGGCAGTTGCCCCGGTTACAATCTTTTTGACTTCCGGGTGGGAGCGGAGATTCGCAAGCATAGCCGTTGCGTGATTCCACTCATCCTGATTGATAACAATTTTGCCGGGGTTTTCGGCTTTTATAGCCTCATATTTTTTGTTGCGCCGGGATTGTCTGAAATCGGCGATAACATAGCGGTTTTGTGCCTCTTTTGGTTCAAGCAAAAGACAATGCGTTAAGCCGCCGAAAACAAGTGCGTCTGTTTCTGCGTCCGGTTGCTTTTCCGGGTTGAATGGACTTGTCCGCCAAAATTCATACGGGCTTTTGTCGTATGTTTTTATTTGGCTTGCCGATATTGCCGGATAGGCGAAATAGTCATCATCGGATTTAATCTCAATATCTTTTAACACTTTTTGCTCCTTAATTAAATGTTGCGACAGTTGATAGAAAATAAGCAGTGCTGTTCTTGCAGGTTTTCACGCTCTTGACGGCACAATTCCGCGTCAATGCCGAAAAGGATAAGCCAACCAAACATTATGCCGGTAAACACGCAAATAAATCCGTTAATAAAAGCCTTCATCTGTATCACTCCTTTTTAAAATCGTTGTGGTGTTGATATAGTCATATATATCCGAAAATCTGATATTGTCAATAACTTTTTTATAATTTTTCAAAAATTTTTTAATTATGCGCAAAAAGGTTTATTTGCGCGGTGTTGACTAAGGTTTATTTTTGCGTTTATCATAAAGGCACAAACAAAAAAAGGAGTTTTGTTAATGTTTGTTAAATCGGAGCGTGTAAAAATCGGCAATAATTGGCGGATTGACGATGACGGGTTTATGCTGGTGCGTGCCAGGGTATTAAAAGAGGGTATTTTCCCGTATCGGACAAGTGAAATTGAGGGCTTAAAAGAAGAACAGCCGGTTATAGACGTTTATATTCCCGCGGCAGAATTTACCCCCGCTGCATTAAAAACAGGCGAGGGCGACCCGGTTATCGTGGATGAACACGAGTGGCGCACGGCAGACAATACGCTTAAAGACGGGTTGACCAAAGGCACGGTTGCGGGGAATTTGTCCGTTGACAGTAAAGGCGGTGTTGTCTGCGAATTTAAGATTTATGACGCCGACACCATTAACAAGATAAAAAGCGGCGAGCTGGTGGAAGTGTCCGCCGGGTATGAAGCCGATTTTGTGAAAGAAGACGGCAGCTTTGCCGGTATGCCCTACGGGTATAAGCAACAAAACATCGTATTCAATCATATGCTGCTTTGCCATAAAGGCGAGGGGCGTTGTGGTGCTGATGTTAGAGTTTTTAACAAAAAAACAGGAGTAGAAAAAATGACTGTAAAAATCCGTTATAAAGTTGGAAATACCGACAAAGAAGTTGAGTTTTCCAACGAAGATGACGCAAAAAAAGCCGAGGATATGGCTAAAGACTTGTCCGGGGCTAAAGGTGCTGAAATTGACAATGCACTTGAGGAAATCAAGGAAAAGAAAGAACAGATTGAAACCCTGAACGCTGAGCTTGAAGATGCAAAGCGCAAAGTTGAGGAATACAAGCAGAAACTTGACGAGGCTTTGAGTCCAGAGGCGCAAGAGGCACTTGCCGAGGATATTTTGGAACAGCGCGAGGCAGAAGACGCGGTTATTGAAACCGAAGTGGAAGACGAGGAAAAAGAAGAAGTCCGTAATGCTTGCAAGGCAATGAATAGGGCTGAAAGACTTGTCCACTTGGCAAGCCACGTTATGAACAAAAAAGGCGTTGATATTAAAGACTGGAGCGATGACCAGAAAATTGGCGCGTTTATGGCGATTGCCGCCGAGGCAAAAGCTAAAATCGGCAACAAAAAGAAACTTGTAGCCGGTGCCGGGGTTGTTTCTGCAAAAACCGGTAACAGCGGACTGGACGCGAAGTCCCGTATGCTGATGTTTCGTAACAAAAAATAGAGGAGTAAAAAAAGATGAGTAACAATAGAGGCATTTACGGCGGCGTGCCGTTTGGCGCTATTCAAACCAACTTTTACGACCAGCAGGAAACCTCTGCAGACGGGCGATTAGCTTATGCAAGCGATATTGACCTCTGCGATGCCATCTCTGTTGGCGAAGAGGGCGGTGTTGGCGTTGGCTATGGCGTAAAAATCGTTGCTTTGTCCGGTGCGGCAAAACGCCCGGGAATTAACGACCAGCAGATTATTCTGCCGGATAGTTCTTCAACCGCTGCTGATTTTGGCGGTATGGTTATTCGCACAATGGCTGGCAATACCGGCGCTGACGGCGAAAACTATATGCGCGAAAAATCAATGGCAACCGTTCTCAGAAAAGAAAGAGTCGGCGGGCGTATTTATGTTCGTATGGCTGACGCTTTTACGGCTGGGGCTTCCGCTTATTGGCGTATTGCCGAGCGCGTGCCGAATAGCAATGTTAAAGTAGGGCGTTTGTGCGGCGCGGCAATCTCCGGGCAGGGAACGACTCCGGCGGTAGCTGCAACCGGAACTGTAACCTTTACCGAAAACCCGTCTGACGGCGACACGCTGCAGATTGGTTCTGTAACTTATAAATTTATGACTTCCCCGGCTGCTGCAAACGATGTTGCAATTCAAGAGACTGTATATGAAACAGCCCAGAACTTGGCGGATGTTATCAACGGCGATTCCGGCGAGGCATACGCGGGGACAACCTCTCCGTCTTTGGATGTTTCGGCAGAAGTTGAAGCCGGAGTTATGACTTTGACAGCCCGCACGGCTGGAACTGCCGGCAATAGCTTGGCTTTGGTGCAGACCGGCGATTTTGCAAATGTATCCGGTGCAACCTTGTCCGGCGGCGTTAATTCGTCAACTTCGTCAGTAACCGATACAGTGCAGCTGCCGAATGTTAAGTTTAGAAGTTCCGGCGCTGCTGGCGACTTGGCTTTGGTTGAATTTGTAACCGACTAGAATAAGGAGTATAGAAAATGAGTATCACTTATGGTGAACAAAAGGCAGTAACCGCACAGGAAGTTGCTTTTTCAATCTATACAGCCGTTGATTCCGCATTTTTTGACGTTGAATACCCGGAGCAGGACTGGTATAAAGTCCTTAAAGACGACCAGATTATCTCCAACATCAACGCAGGCGCACAGAACTACGGGTTTATTACCCGCGACCGTCAAGGCTCTGCAGCGTTTATCGGACAGGCTGAAAATAACAATATCCCGATGGTTTCGCAGTCTATCGGCGCGGTAACCGTGCCGCTGGCCGCCTCTGCCGTTGGGGCAAAAATCAACAACGAAGACGCTAGACAATGGCAGTTTGGCTTTAATGGCAATCTGGCGCAAGAACTTGGCGAAATTATGCGTGTTGCTTGCGACAACCTGATTGAAACGTCAACGATGTTCGGCGATTCTTCTGTTGGTTTCCAGGGGTTCATCAATTATCCGGACGTTGTCATCTCTAACGCTATGCCGTCCGAATCGGTTCCGGCATCCACGAAGTGGGAGGACAAGACGGCGCAGGAAATGATTAAAGACGTGCAGTCGGCTATCCGCGCGGTATATCTCCGCACCAGAACGGTTATGCTGCCGAATGTTGTCTTTTTGCCGCCTGAACAGTTCTCTATGCTGAACGATACGCCGTTCACGTTGGGGACTGGCGGGGCAACAGCCGCATTTAGCTCTGCGCTGGATTACCTGAAACGCAACAATCTGTATACACAGTTGCGCGGGCAGGAGTTGGAAATCGTCCCGATTCGTTATCTGCAGGGAGCAGGTGTTGACGGTGCTAACCGTATGGTTGTTCAAGACCGTAGCGCGAAAAATCAGGCTATGCCGTTCCCGCTGCCCTATCAGGTGCAGGCGCCGGTTCCGGTTCCGCTTGGTGCCGAGTTCTATTCTGAACAGAAACACGGCTCGTATGCTATGCGCCAACCTGCAGCGACTATGTATGTTGACGGTATTTAATCATAACTTTTGAAAATGGGGGATAAATAAATGGCTTTTCAAAAAGGGAATAAATTGGGCAAGGCGGCAAAAAAAGCCGCCGAGCCTAAAAAAGAGGTTAAGACAGCAGCAGAAGACAAAGCGGAAGAGGTAAAAGACTCTGATGTTTTGGCGGCAGTCAATCAGGAAAAACTGGCAGCAGCGCAAGGCGTGAAGAAAGAGGCGCAACCGGTAGAAAAGGAATATATCCCGGCTAGTAAGTCATATTACACGGTTTGGAATATGTCCGTAAACCCGCTTTTGTTGAGAATCGGCAAGCACGAAATTGAGATAATCTCACGGGAGTGCAAAAAGGTTGACGCAGATATTTTTGAAGGGCTTTTAAAACTTCAATATATCCGCAATCTGCTTGACAAGGGGCTTTTACGGGCAACCAAACAAGTGGATAAGGACGAGCCGTTAAGTAAAGATATATCGGTGCAGAAAGCCCCGGAATATCTGACGGAAAACGTAAGTCGGACAGACGGGGTTATGACTATTGCCGCGGAAGTCAAAAAAGACGCAGGCGGCAAGGCTTTTAAACCGGCTGGAAGTATTGATATTAACTTAGGGTAAAACAAAATGGCGTTCGTTTATGTAGATTTTATAAAAGCTTATCCCGAATTTGCCGTTGTGGAGCAATCCGCCGTAAATTATCGGGGCAGCTTTGCCGATAGGTTTGTAAGCAATACGACTTTTGGCGAGTTTAGAACGGACGCCGTTTTCTTGTTTACCGCGCATTGTTTGGCGATTGAGTTCAATATCTCGTCCGGTTTGGCAAATGCCGGGAAAAATTCCAGTATGTTAAATACCGGAGTGGCAAGCTCAATCAGCGCAAGCAATGCGAGCTTATCACAATCGTTTGTCAACAACTCTTTGATAACAAGCGACAATCCGCTTTTTGCCGATTTGGGCAGAACGGTTTACGGTTTGCGATTCCTTGAGTTGTTGCAGATGTGCGCGCTTTATGGCTACGTTGTTTTGAGCCCTGACACATTTTGAGGATTTGGGAAAATGCAGGCGACCGCGACTTTTCAACAGAAAAATAAAGGTTTTGCCGAAAAGCTTTTGAAGAAAGCAAAAAAAATGCAAGACCTTGAGGCGGCTTGCGGTTTTCCGAATACAGTCAATTTGAAATATGACAACGGCGCAAGTGTTATTGATGTGGCAATATGGAATCAATACGGGACTTATAACAGCCCGGCGCGTGATTTTATGACGCCAGCAATCAATAATATAAAGGCGCAGTGGGGCAAAATGGCAAAAGCGGCAATGCCCGCTATAAACGCCGGAAAACTTGACGCAGAAGTTGTCTTTAATCAGGGCGGGAATATGGCGCAAGGCGAGATAAGAAAGTCAATCGTTGACTTAAAAGACCCACCGAATGCGCCGTTTACTGTTTCTGGTGGGTGGATGCACAACAAGAAAAGCGGAAAGCTTTTTTATGCCAAGGGCAAAGGTTCGGATAATCCGCTGGTTGATACAGGAAAAATGCTTGGGGCTGTAACTTATACGGTAAGAAAAAGGAGTTAAAGCGTTGTCTGTTTTGCCTATGGATTTTAGCTATACTTTACAGGCGTTCGGGCGCAATCATAGCGTAAGCGCCTATGAAAAGCGCGGCGAATTAAAAGGCGGGCGCTGGATTAAGACGATAGAGAATCGCCGGGCAGTTGCCAACTGCATTTTGCTAAACGTAAACGAAAAGACGCTTGAATTGATAGCCGAGGGAAATTTGGTTGACGAGGCGTATTGCGTGATGTTTCAGGATATGCAAGATACGTTTTACATTGCCGACCAGCAAAACGCGGATATTCAACCGTTGCAGACTTTTCTTGAAATTGACGGCAAGGAATTTATTGTTATGAAAAACCCGGCGACACACAAAAACGCAAATTTTAAGAGTTATTATGCGATTCGGTATAAGGATATAAAAAACGATGTCAATGCAGGGGCTTAACATAGACGAACAGTTAGAACGGGCGCGGCAGCTTTTCCGGAGCTTGGCGGAGGTTGCCACCGGCTTGCCGTGCGTTATAGCGCCGTATGACGGACCAACTCCGGCAAATCAATATTGTTCTGTTTGGGTGAAAGAATTAAGCCCAGAGCAAAACGATATACTGTATACCGGATTTGATGAAGAGGGCGATTTTTATATTGACCAGAAAAACGAAACATATTTGAAAGTTGAGTTTAAGGCGTTCGGACAAGGGGCGCTTGCGGCGCTTGAGAAAGTCATCAGCGAGCTAAAAAGCCCCGAAAGAGGGTATGGTGCGACCGATGACGAAGACCCGCTGGAAAGGATAAAAAACGCGCCTCTATGGCAGTATCTTGGATATGGCGGACACGATAATATTCAGGATATATCAACGGTTGTTTTGGGCAAGGTTTTGCCGCAGGCAGTCGTTAATGTTTATTTTTATGCAAACTTGAGCACGGTTAAAGTCATAGAGGGTTTTGACGTGGTTGACTTAAACGTTAGTGTTCGTGATAATAAAGAAGATATTTTTACGGTAAAAATAGGAGGACAACAAAATGTCAATAACACCGATTGAACTTGACGTTCAAATTAGTTTAAGCAGAGCGCAGTCATTGACCCCTACGGATATGACGTTGCAATGCTTTAATACGCCGAACGTTGATTTTTTGCACGGGGAGCGCGTCCGGTTTTTCAGCGACAGCGATTCCTTTAATGAAATTACAACAAGCGGCAGTTCTGTATACTGGGCAGGCAATGCCTTTTTTGGCTTGACTTCCCACCCGGCGCAGATTGCCGTAGGGCGCATTTTTACAGACAATCAGCCTGCCTACTTGCTTAGCGCGTCTGTTGATTACGCGGCGTTAGCTTCTGTTTCTAACGGCGCTTTTAGCGTAGCGATTGACGGCGTGCGTCAGGAATTATCGCCGACCGATTTTTCCGGCGTAACAAATTTACAAACTTTGATTGCCGCATTAACGCCGTATGCAAATGCTAATTTTATTGTTGGAGAATATAACGGCAATTTGATTTTGAAGAGCAAGACGAACGGCGCAAACTCTTCTATCGGCTACGCCGCAGCTCCGACGGCAACGGAAATTGAAACACCGGCAGTTTTGACCGGCGGCACGGTAACACCGGCAAGCCTGACAAGCATATCAGATGGAGCTTTTAAAATCTCTGTTAATGGCGATGAAAAAGATATTACAGGGCTTGATTTTGCAAGTGCTGACGACATTAACGGCGTTGTAACAGTTTTGACTGGCAAGATTGACGGCGTAACGGTTACGGCAAACGAAGAAAGATTGATTTTGACGACAGCCGAAACAGGAAGTGCGGCAACCTTGGCTTTTGCAAGTGCCGGTTCTGCCGGGACTGATGTTTCTGCTTTGCTTGGCTTGACTTCCGGTGCTGGCGCTAGTGTTGTAAACGGCACAACGACACCGGTTGTTGATATATCCGAAATGTTAGGATTGACGCAGGAAAGCGGGGCAAGCTTGCAAGCGTCCGGTTATGTTGCGGGTTCAATTACCGAAGAGCTGGTCGCAAACCGCGCTTATATCCAAAATATCGGCTCAAATGCCTATGCTTGGAGCTTGGACGCAGAATACAGGGACACGCAGGACGCGCAGGATTTTGCCTCTTGGGTTAATGGCTTGGGCGTTGAGGGCGTAACTTGTATCGTAACAAACAACCCGAATGTTTTGAGCGCTTCCGATACTTCAAACATTGCCTATATTTGCAATTCTATGAATTATCAGGGCGTAGCAACGTTTTATCACGACAATGCGCAGGTTTACCCGGATGTTGCTTATTTGGCAACTTTGCAGTCCGTTAACTATGCAACGGCAAACAGCGTTTTGGATATGAAGTTTAAAAACTTGGGTTCTATCCCGGCTGTTACCTTGCCGGATTTGAACACAAACCTGACCACGCTGGACAATAAGCGCTGTAACACGATTACCTATTGGGGAACGCGGGACGCTTTGTGCGTAAGAAACGGCGACCAGTCGTCAAGCTTGTGGCGTTCTGATTTGTGGGTGAACGTCTGCAACTTCATTGCCGAATTGAAAATCAATGTTGCAAATGTATTTTTACGCAACAAAAAAATTCTGTATACGGTTGCAGGGCAGACTTTATTGACTTCCGCAATCACGCAGACGTGCGATGCCTATGTAACAAACGGGAGCTTTGCTGACCGCGAGTATGCCGACAGCACGTCGGAAAATGGCGTTTCTTTGCAGCCGGCATATACAATCACACCGCAACCTATATCCAGTTCAACCGCAGCACAGCGCCGCGCCGGTATCGGCACGCCGTTTGCTATTGTGTTGAATGACAGCGGAAGTATGCGGAGTGTTGCAATCTCTATTGAAGTTGTTGATTAAGAGGAGTTAAGACAATGGCAGTAAGAAAAATTTACAATCAGGGGCAGCTTAGTTGTTCTTTTAACGGGACACATCTGCAAGGCTTAATGTCCGGCGCCTCTGTAACAATCCACACAATAGGCGGCGAAGTTGAGCTGACCGAAGGCACTGACGGCGGAGCGGCAAACATTGCCACTTTGCAGGGCGGACGTATCACGGTAACGTTTCGCGAGACTTCCGACAGCGTGGACTTCCTAAACACGCAGGTGTCGCTGCAACAGGTAAGTTCAACGCCGGGCGTGTTTATTCTGTATTCGGGCGTAAAACGTATGTATACGATTGCAAATGCGCTTGTGTCGGTTCCGGCTGACTTATCCACCGGCGACAAACAAATGGGCGGGGTAGCCTTTGACTTTGTCGGCACCGGAATGGTTGTTGCGCCGGGCGAGTAAAACAGGAAGAGAAAAAGCCCCGGATAAAAACGGGGCTTTACTTAAATTAACAAAAGAAAGGTTGTAAAATGGATAATATGGGGGAATTTACAAGCTTTTCCGTAAATGGAAAGACCTACAACATAAAAAACTTCAGTGTGTTTGAGGCATTGAGTTTTCATATTGAATTTATGGCTACAATGGGCGGTTTTATCGGTTCTGCAATAGCTTTGTTTAATAATAAAGGGGAAGAGCCGAAAAAAGGAAAAAACGCACCACAAGGCAAAAAAACGGGCAATGACGAGATAGCCGAGCTTTTTGCAAAAATCAAACCGGAAGAAACAGAACGGTTGATGAAGAAAGTTTTAAGCCGGGTTATTACGCCGGAGCAGATTTGCTTGGAAAATCAGGCGGCGGCTAACGACTGGTTCGGCAGACCGGAAAACGCCGGGGACTTATGGCTTGTATGCTTAAACGGGCTGGTGTCTTTGGTGGGGGAATATTTACCGAGTGGGCTAAATACAGCACTACTCGGGTTCAAGAAAGTTCTGGCAGGGCTATCAGCATTGACCCCGGACAACGCGTCTATGCCTTTATCGGGGAGCCGGTAAGGCGTGGGCTTGTAGACTTTGCCGGGTTGTATAACGGCAAGGTTTCAATTAAAATGTTTTTTGAGGCAAAACGGATGGCGGACTGGCTTAATTATATTGAGGCGGCGAGCTATCATAAAGAGGGCTGACAAATGGCAGTTGTTGACGAGTTAGTTACATTATTATCGTTTAAGACGAGCCCCGGAACTGAAAAGGCTATAAAGTCCATAAAGGACGGGATTGCCACGTTAAAAAGCGAGGTTACGAAGTGGGCGGCGGCAGCAACAGCAGCCGGAGCGGCTACATCTGCCTTTTTGCTTAGTGCAAGCGATAAGGCGATAGAGCTTCAAAAGCTATCGCAATCAACTAACTTGTCAACAGACAGCCTGCAGCAATGGCAATATGCGGCGGAGGCAGTCGGCGCGTCATCGGCTGCCGTAACCTCCGACCTTGAAAGCTTGCTAAAGACGATGAGTTCGCCTATTCCTGGCGAGCTTAATATGGAGCTTATGATGTTAGGCGTAAGCGTCCGCAATGCAAGCGGGCAGTTGCGCGGGGCTGATGAAGTATTAAAAGACGTCGGCGATAAACTCAATAAAATGGGGGCGGCGGAGTCTGTCCAGTGGGCGGAGCGTGTCGGCATATCAAACGACACTTTGATGTTGCTTAAACAGGGGCGTCAGGGATTAAGCGAGCTTTTTGAAGAGGCGCAGCTTGTTGGGGCGATTATACCGGAAGACGCAATTAACCGGGGCGCGGAATTATCAAAATCAATCAAAACGCTTAAAACGGTTTTTCAGGCGTTAGGAAACAGCATTGCTTTGAGCTTTGCGCCGAACTTAAAAAAAGTTGTGGATAACTTCAAACAATTTTTAATCAACAACGCGGATTTTGTCCGGCAGGGTTTAGGTGTAACGATTGACGGGGTGAGCCGGGGTTTCGGGCGCTTTTGGGATATTCTCGTTAAAATTAAAGACGGGTTTGTTGCTTTGTTACAACCTATGCAGCCGTTCTTAAAAAATATGGACGCGGTTAAGGTTGTTGCCGGGCTTGTTACCGGAGCGCTGGCGGGTTTTCTGGCGTTAATGGCACCGGCAATCATACAGTTTGCGGCAGTCGGGGCGGCTATTGCCGGTGTTTCCCTTGTCATTGAAGATTTTATTACTTGGCTACAGGGCGGCGAAAGCGTCATCGGGGATATTGTAAACGCTTTTTCAAATTGGATGGACAAATTCCCGGAATTAAAAGAAGACTTAAAATCAGTTGGGCAGGTTTTTGCCGATGTATTTAATGCCATACCGGGCTTAATAGACAAGTGCATTGATAAAATTGAAGAGATGTTTCCGGTTATAAACAAGATTTTGAGCGGCTTAGGGAAAGTTATTGATTTTGTATACGAGGGAGCAAAAACAGCGGGCGAAACTTTGACCGAGGGAGCATTAAAAGTCTTTGGCGGCTATGAAGGGCAGGGAGCACGTGAAAACGCGCGCAGGGGCGAAAAAATCCTGCCGCAATTAACGCAAGCACAAACGGAAAATCAGGACACAAGCTTAAAAGGCGGCATTATTCAGCTTTTGGGTTTTGGCGGGGAAAAATCGGGAAGCGGCGAAAATATGATACAATTACCGAAAGCCGAAGATATAGACCGTATGTTTGCCGAGTATGACAAGGCACGCGCGATTCCGTCAATAGATTTGACAATTCCACCGCAGGCACAGCCGCAGGCTGGCGCGGGGAAAGGCATTGTAAATAACAACCAGACCATAACGATTATGACCGGAGCAGACGCGCGCAGCGTTATTCAGGCAATGCAAACGGAAATGCCGGACGCTAACGTTGTTTCTTCCGGGACGTATGGCAGCTTTATCGGGGGTTATTAAAAGATGAGTTTATTAAATGCAAACGCGATTTTAAACATTTTCGGAAGTAACGCCCTTATATCAAGCGAAACTTTGGGCGATGTTTCCGCCGATGTGAAAATCAGCGAAGTTCATCAATACGAGGCGGACGTAACAACAACCACGCTTGAAAACGGCACGCAGGTATCCGACCACGTCATCACGCATCCTATACAGGCAACGTTAAACTTTGAGATGACAAACAGCGGCTACGGTGCTTTATTCGGGAGTCGGGCACAAGATGTTTTTGAAACGCTGGCGGCGATTGTGGAAAATCGGGAGCTCGTTACCTTAACGACCGAACACGCCATTTATGACAATATGATAATTAAGAGCTTTAATCCTTTGCACCGCGCGCCGTATAAAGGAGCTTTGCAGATTGCCGTAACCTTGCAACAAATAAACTTTGTTTCGGTTGATTTGGTAACCTTGCAGAGCAACGGGACAACAGCCGGGGGCTTAAATACGTCTTTGGCGGGAATGGTAGACAGCGGGCGCGCCGCCGCGACTTATGTTCCGGAAGTCAACAGTTCGGTTTTAAGCGACTTCAAAAATAGTTTATTCGGGGGTTGATATGCCATACTTGTTACCTTTTGACAACACGCCGAGCGCAAGAAAAACAATCATATTAAACGAGATGTCGCTTGTTTTTGAAGTGAACTATTTTCCGAACATTCAATGCTGGCTTATGGATATATACCAACCGGCAGAAAGCGACACGGAAACAAACACGCCGGTTTTGACCGGAATAAACTTGCGCACCGGTGTTGATAATTTGATTAAGGGAAAATGCGAGCTTTTAAACGGGTGGGCAATCAATGTTGCCAGCCTGACGGGAAAAGAAAACAACACGCCTGACAGTTTGGGGAATGATTGTTTTATTGTGGTTTATATTCCGGGCGAAACGGTGCCGGTTTCTTTTGAGGATAAAAAACTTGATTAACTTTAAGCGAAATCTTGAGTTGTTAGTGGGGCCGTTGAAAGATTATCAGGGAGACGGCAACAGCCAGCAGGCAATACGGATATTGTCTGACGGCTCAACTTCAACTTTGCGCATTAAAGCCAACATCACAAAAAGTATGATAAGCATACCGAACGCAAGCCAGATTACGGTTTACGGGCTATCAAAAGAAACAAGAAACAAAATAATGCAGAGTCAAGCCAGTATCCGGCTTTATGCTTGGTATGACGGGCAGCAGAAAGAGCTTGTTTTTCGGGGCGGAATTTTGAATTGCGTTGTCAACCGTGAGGATACGGACATACCGATAACGTTAATATCTCTTGACGGGCAGGGCGGATTTATGCGCGCGCCGGTTTCCGTGTCCTATACAAACGGGATACAGTTAAAAGACGTTGTTAAAGACGTTGCCGGAAAAATACCGGGCATAATGATTGACGATAGCCGGATTGATGTTTCCGGGCAAGTGGGCTTTTCCGGTATGGCATACGCCGGAGGGGCAAAAGAATTTTTAGACCGGCTGGGCGGACAATACGGCTTTAGCTGGAGCATTAACAACGGCGTATTTGAGGCGGTAAGCGACAAGCGCGGTTTTAATGTAGAAACTTTGCTGGGCGCGGGGGTTTTGATAAAAGCCTCCCCCATTCTATCCGGACCCGCGCAACAGCAAATAGGGACTGACATTCAGGCGCTATACGTCCCGGGTGTCAGCCCCGCTCAATTTGTGCGGTTGCAGAGTTCAATCAATACGGAATTGAACGGGCGTTATAAAGTCCATACAATGAACTTGAACTTAGACACAAAATCGGATAGCTGGACAATGAGTATACAAAGCTACAAACAGGGGTAAAATTATGGATTACAGCATAATAAAAGACAAGGCGGAAGATTTTAAGGTGTCGCTGCAGCGCTTATTGCCGACAATGATAAACACGGCAATACCGGGAATAATTGACGAGTTGACGGTTGGCGATGACGGAGTGCCGCGCGTTTCTGCATATACAGCGATTCGTTTGAAATTTATAAACCCGGACACGCAGGAAGTTCAATATATAGACAGCCCGAAAATAACAAACATACCTTTATCGGTAAACCAGTGCGAGGGGTTAGGCTTGTCAATCACAATGCCGGTTTTGCACGGGCAACTTTGCACGCTGATATTTTCGCAGCGGAGCTTGGACAATTTTGCCACGACCGGGCAGATAAGCAACCCGACAAGCGGGGAAGACGCTGCATTGTGCACGGTTCGTTGTTTTGATTATACGGACGCGATGTGTTTTCCGGGCGTAATGACTCCGGCAAATAGCATACAAAACTATTCACAAACGGCTGTTGAGGTGAGAAACGGAGACGGAAGTGTTAAGTTGTCCGTATATCCTGAAACGTTAAGTTTGACTCAAGGGACTGCCTCTATACAAATGGCAGGCGGCAACATCACAATAAACGCCGGGACTGTAACTATAAACGGGAATTTGAGCGTAAGCGGCACAATATCATCAGAAACGGACGTTTTGAGCGCCGGAATAAGCGGAAAGAATCACGTCCACACCGGGAATATGGGACAGCCGACAAGTCCGCCGGTGGCAGAATAGGTTTTTTGTTTCTTTTTCATAAACGCGATTTTTTTATCATACAGCGTTATGTTTTGTTTTTTGTGTGTAGTTTATCATAAAAATAATGTTTACGCGCCAGAAACGAAAAAAAACGGATTATTCTGTATCGTTTTCTTTTTGCCAACTTTCAATCAAATTTAAACAAGCCTCGTATAGTGTTTTAAAATTGTCCATCGTTACCCCCGTTGTCCACAAACATGCTTCTTTCTTTATCAAATTTCATTTCTATAACACCCGTTCTTCCTCGCCTGTTTTTTGCTATAAATATTTTTGCTTTACCTCTAACCTGCTCAAGTTCTTCTTCCCATTCATCGTGCTTTTTAGTTCCTTGATTCGGTTCTTGTTGAAGTAATTGATTTTCGGGGCAATAAACGAAAATGACAAGATTCGAGTCCTGTTCAATACTTCCGGAGCCGCGCAAGTCGGATAATATCGGTGATTTAACATCACGCCCCGCATTGGAGCGGTTTAACTGACTTAACAGCAGAATCGGAATATTTAACTCTTGCGCGATTATTTTAACTTTACGCGATAAGTAGGTTAAAAGCGCCAGTTGGTCTTTAAACCGCTTTTCGGAGCGTAAAATATGCAAGTGGTCAATTATAACGAGCTGTAAATTTTTCTCACTTTTGCAAATTGCCGCTATTTTTTCAATAGTAACTTCCCCATCATCTATAAATTTAAGTGGTAATGTATCTGACAAGCTTTTGGATGTTTTTATAAGTTTTTCAAAATCTGATTGTGTCATATTTTTGAAGTCGGATATACCAGAAGTTGAGCATACAAGCCTCTTGTGCATTTCAGTTTCTAACATTTCAAGAGAAAAATACAAAACCTTTCCACCTGCTTGCGCTATTTGCGTTGCAATATTCAGCGCCAGTGTGGTCTTTCCGCCGCCGGAATAACCGCCCAGCGTGATAAGTTCACCCTTTTCAAAACCGCCGATAAGCTTGTCAAGGCTTGGAAATCCGGTTTTAACTACCCGCGGGTTGTCTTTGCCCTGATATTCAAGTTCGGCGTCGGCTAAAAACTTCTCCGAGGCGTTTTCTTCGGATTTTGGGAATAATTCAAAATGCTCAATCTCAAAAGCTTTTGTTACGTCTTCGGTTGTGTATAACTTTTGACCGGCTATTTTTGCAAGCTCCCGTTCTTTCCAGTCCTCAACCAACTTTAAGGCGTAGCAGTCGAACATTATCGGTTTTGAAAACTTTGTGTCCCGGTTAAGCTCAAGCAATAACTGAAAATTTACTTTTCCCTTTAAGGCGTCGCGCAGGCTTAATAAATCAAAATTACCCAGCTCTATCATTGCCGAAAAAATTTCTCTTGCCGTTGCGTCCGGCAAAAATTCAGCCTTAAAATTCCCTTTTAGCCTTGTAAAGTTTTCAGGGAAAGCGACAAGTTCGCTTAAAAACGTGTATTCAATATCGTTCATTTAGCACCTACCATTCAACGTGAAACTCGCTTTTTTTCCGCTCAGGATTAAATCTTTCCCACGTTATAAACTTTTGCTTCCAACTTTTTATGCTGTTTCCTTTGCCATCCTTCCACCCACCGGCTTCGTAATAATCATAAAAATCATTTGCGAGGTCTGGTCTATCTCTCCAACGTGCATACTCTTTAACTTCGTTTTTTGTGGGGGGAGTAAAAACTTTTTCACTTTTTTGCGTTAATTTATTAACGTTTTTTAAATTTATATTATTACTCTCTGTAAGAGTATTATTAACTTCTACTTCAGTAGTATTATTATAAGTATAATTTTTTATATTGGGGGTTGTATCTTTTTTTATATCAGCAGACGTATAATTTTCTTTACGGGCTGATATACATACGCGTATAAGCCTTTTTTCTATTTCTTTTGTCCCGGGTTTATATTGGATAAGTCTTTCAATATATCCGTATTCTTCTAGTTGTGTCAGCCACTTTTGAACGCTGTTTTTGCTGACGCCGTAAAGTTCCGCAAAATACATATTTGTCGCAAAACATTGCCCGTTCATATTTGTTAAAGCTGTTATTTCAGCATATAAAAGTTTTGCACTTGATGATAAGCGTTTATCATAGCGAACTTCGGCTGTTAAAATAGCGTAGTAATTTGGATTTTGATTTTCCATTTTCACACTCTTTCAAAAAAGGTGGGTTGCAGAGGTTGAGTGGATGTGTATGCATGTGTGTGAAAATGGTTTAACTTACAACCCATTAAAAAAACTTCCACTCGCTTCACACGTCTTTAACTTTATAACAAAAAAAGTTAAAGTAAATTTAAAATTGAGTTATAAACAAGGGCGGATTTTCCCTGTTGATAACTTTCTTAAATTCCGGTGTATTTACAAGCCGCTTTTTTCTGTTTATGCTATCAGCAAAGAGGAATTAAACAGATGAGTGTTGATATTTTGATAGACCCGGCAACAAACGATATAGCGCACCGTAACGGTTTAATCCGTTATGCCGTAAGTGGAAACGAAACGGCGCAGCGGGTTATTACGCGTATTCGCCGCTTAAAGGGCGAGTGGTTTATTGATACGACCGCCGGTATGCCGTATATTCAGGATATTTTAGGCAAGCGGGATATTAACTACTTCAAACTTTTGCTTAGAAAAGAGATTTTAAATACTGACGGCGTGCAGAGTATTAACAACTTCCGCTTGTCTTTTAACTCAAAAACGGGGCATATATCCGTATATGTTGAAATTAAGGTTGACGGGGAGTATATCCCGATTGTGCAGGAGTTCACGCTATGAGTGCAAACGTTTACGGTATGACTTCAACGGGCTTTAAGCCTAAAAGGCTGCGCGATTTGCTTGACGAAACAATGGCAGATATTCGGGCAATCACGGACGAAGACGGGCAAGCCGTATTTATTAACGAAACGGACGACAGCATAATCGGGCAGTTTAACGCGATTGTTTGCGAACAGCTTGCCGATTGCTGGCAACAAGCATACGCCGCCAGCACGCAGTTTGACCCGCTTAACGCTTTCGGCGTAGCTTTGCGTTCGCTTGTCCAGTTGAATGGGATTGTTCCGGCTTATGGTTCGGCAACGCAAATAAACGTTACTTTGACCGGCACTTCCGGCACGGTTGTGCCTGCCGGTTCGCAAATATCTGATGTTAACGCAAACACGATTTTCAGCTTGAATAGTGATGTTGTTATCGGCAGCGCCGGGACGGGAACGGGAGTCGCCACTTGTAACACGCTCGGAGAAATTGACCCGGCAAACAATACGATTATTCAGATTTTAACCCCGGTTTATGGTTGGCATAATGTAACAAATACCAGCGTGGCGGTGCTTGGCGATGACCCTGAAACGGACAACCAGTTACATATTAAGCAGCAACGCGAAACGTCAAATACTTCATATTCGCAGGTTGACGCGCTATATGCCGGAATAACAAACCTTGCCGGGGTTGATTATGTGCGTATATACCAGAACTGGACACTTGAAACGGACGACAAGGGAATCCCGGCAAAAACGATTGCCGCTGTTGTTGACGGAGGCGACACAGATGCGATTGCAAATGTTATGTGGCTTAAAGCGCCGATGTTGTCAAACTATGCCGGGAATTTGGAACACCCCGTGACAATGTTTGACCGATTCGGGCTTGCCTATCAAATAACGTTTTACCGCCCGGAAAAAGTCCCGGTGTATATTGATTTGGATATAACCATAACAGACGCAAGCATTTATCCGGCGGATGCCTACGACCAAATAAAGCAAAATATTATTGATTATGCAGCATACGGGCTTAATTCTTCAAATGGTTTTCCGCCGGGTTCTCCGGTTATTTATAGCCGCCTTTATACGCCTATCAACGAAGTCCCGGGCTTTAAGATAAATCATCTTTATATCGGAAAGAGTGCAAGCCCGACCGGGACAAGCGACCTTGAAATGAGCTGGCTTCAGGTTGCGGAATTTACAGCGGACAATATCAATATTGAACAATCAGTCGGGGCTTAAAAGCAATGGCGGAAGCGTTGAGCAAATTAAAAATTGATTATAGCGAAGTCCGCAAGGATGTTGTTGCCGCCGGGCTTGACCGGATTTTGGCACAATACAAACATTCATATTTGTTCAAACAGCTTTTGTCTGTATGGCTCAAGCAATGCCAGCAGCTATATGACGCGATTATTGATTTGCAAGAATACCGGACAATCTATTCGGCAACCGGGGACACGCTGGACGGGTTGGGGCGGATAGTCGGCTCAAACCGGCAGAACTTCAATTATTCGGACACATATTATTTTACACCGGACAAACCGGGCGTGGTTTGCGACAACGGCTACGCTTGGTGTAAAAATGCCCCGCAAGCCGGTATATCTATGCAAAACGATGATTTATACCGCAATTCAATTTGGCGTAAAGCCATATCAAATTTTGTTAAGTTTGGCAGCGTCCCGGAAATTCAAGACGTTGTTTCTGCCTATATGGACGAGCCTGTCGGATTTGAAGCAACAAACCCGTTTACCGGAACGCTGGTTGTTTCTGCAGATATCGGCTTGACTAATTTGGAGATTTTAACTTATAATCAAAATACCGAACAGGTTGAACACCAGTTCCGTATACCGTATCCGACAACAACAGATTTTGAGGGCGTTGTCTTTTATGTTCCGCAAAATGCCTTTGCACCAGACCGCGAGGGAGTCGGGGCAGACAACGGGCGCGCCGCCGTAAGAGGGAGAGTTTAAACAATGGTAGATACAAGAACAGTTACATTGCCGGCAATTTGGGCTGATGACGCAATAACCGAGATTCCTACGCCGCCGATTGCAAATACAACCTACCGCAACACGGATTTGGGCTCAACCGAACTTTTATCGGGCTGGCCTTATCAAAAAATCGTTGACTCTGCCGACTTCAACCAAACGTTGTGGCTTATATCAAACCTTGTCAAAAGTTGCGAGCAATACGGCATTATGCCTTGGTGCGCGTCAACAGCATACAAACAAAACGGAATTTGCCTTGGCTCGAACGGAATTTTCTACTGGGCGAAACAAGACAACACCGGCGTAAACCCGGTAACTGATTCGGGTATGACAAACTGGGGCGTACTCTTAGACCCGGGCGATAACTTCGTCACCGAAACGGTTTTGACGAGCCAAATAAACCTATGCGAAAAGCTGGCAAACAAGACGCAAACGCTGTCATCTTCATCAACCGCCACGCAATACCCAAGCGCAAAAGCCGTTTATGATAATATTAACAATCTGCAAACATCACTACAATCGGCGATTAGCGCAATACAGGCGAACTACGTTACCACGAACACTAGGCAGACGATAACAGCAGCAAAAAAGTTTACGACTCCCATATATATAAGTTCAGCATTGTCTAGTAACGCGTCGCCACTGATACAATTAGACGATACCAATAATAAAGGTGCGGTTTATATTAATTCTTTCTACACAGGAAATCAAATCTATAACAGAGTGCAGGCGTATAATACTACCGCGAATAAGGATTCATACCTTGATGTTATAGCAACAGACGAAGGAAACGGTAGAGCTACTTTTGTAACCCGTGGTACAAATGAAAACTTAACTTTAGCGACAAGTTCTACTACGGATTCACAACTGGCATTGAAAGGCTGGGTCAACAACCCGTCCACGTCTACAAACGTTTTACATAGGTCGGGAGACGAAACCGCCTCGGGCAACAAGACGTTTTCGGGGCAAATTATTCGTTCAAAAGCACCAGGCGCAAGCGACGATTCAGCCCAAGTCCCAAACACTCAATGGGTAAACAGTCGTATAACGTCTATTATGGGGACGGTTTATCCGGTCGGCAGCCTCTATTTTGGAACGCAAAGCACTTGCCCCCTTGCTGCTATTATTGACGGCTCTACGTGGGAAAAAGTAGGCTCGTCGCTGATTACTTCCGTTAACACAAGTGTCCCAGTCAAAGGAAACGGAAAAAGTATGGGCTGGACAAACGGAGACGCAATTTTCGGTTGTTCGCAAGGTGATAATGGATACGGCTGGTTTTTCCCGAGCTTAACAAGTGAGGCATACGGTAAAGATATAGGCGTTGTTCAAGTAGGCAATGTAGGCACGCGTCCGTCAGGCTCTAAATTAATGGGTTTAACATCAGACGCAAATAATTCCGGTATTGTCGGCACCGTTACAAGGACGGCTTTAACCGTGAATATTTGGAAACGTACGGCATAAATCCTAACGTCTGATAACGTCTATTATGAATAGTTTTAAGCTTGATGTAGCTAAAAAACAGACAATAGAAAATTCCTTTACTGCCCCTTCTGCCGGTATATTATCTGTCATAAATACCGGCAAAGGGACTTATACTGTAACTATTGACGGGGTAGAAGTTGCAAGAAGTTTTTTCTACGATTCGCAAGATAAAACTTCAATAATTGTTCCTATCGGAGCCGGTCAAAAAGCAGAAATAACTTTTGGCGAAAAATATTTTATCCCTTATTCGTTTTAAACTCTTCAAAAGTTTTAATCTGAATATCCGGGAAAGTAGGATCTTTTGTAATATCCCGCAAATACTGTTTATATTGCAAAAGGTCAATAAAATCCTGTTCCGAATCGGTCGTTTCGACGCCGAGTGTTTTCTGCTCGTTATAGCGTGCAATTATCCAATCAAGGCTTGACAATAAATCGTCCCTCTGCGCTCTTAAATCTGTCGCCTTTTCATCTGCTGGCATTTTTCCGGCGATATACCAGCGACCGGAGGTATTGCACTGTTCGACCTCTTTAAGCTCCATTCCGAGCGTTTCAAAATACTCCTTATTATCACCAAAACCAACTTGGACTTCTTTTGTTTCTTTATTTATAATTTTAGAATACATTTGCATTTTTTAAACTCCCTTGCATTGAAAATAAGTTGAATAGCCTCGGTCATTTGTAACAGCAATATTTATATTTTTCTGAATAAACGCCATAAAAGCCCCGTGCGGCTCATCTCTGTTATAATGTAAAGTCGATGAGAACAATGTAACAATAACACCGCTGACATCGCCAGCCCGAGTTTGGGTAATTTGCTTATACGTAACTAACGTACCTCTGTTTTTTATCAGCCACTGGTCGTTTGTGGACGAATTAGCCCAACCACTAACTCCCGTAAAGTAATCAGGCTTTAAGCAATATGATTGATAACTCGCCATTTCTCATTACTCCAAACATTTGTAAAATCTATTTTCCGTGCCTGTTGTACGGTAGTACAAACCTTTTTCAATGAAAACCAACGTTGATGGTTCTTCGGTTGCACTATGCACCCCTTCAGCTATTGTTGTAAATGTTGACGATGTTTTCCCCACCTCTATCTTGCGAGTACTGCCTCTGCTATACAGCCAAATATCAGTAGCCGCTTGCGTAACAGAATTTTGCGCAACAGATACGCCAGTTGTGTAGTCCGGCATTTTTGTTAACCCATTCCGGTGCTTGTATGGAACTTTTCCACCTGTTGCCACGCAAGGTATTTTTAAAAGAACAGTAGTTAGGTTAATTGAACGATACCACCAACCCTTTTTTAACGGAATCATTGTGCCACCACAAGGGTAGGATATGCCCGCTCTTTGCGTCATCATAAATACTCTAACGGTATTACCACCAAAGCTAGAATCTGGGCATATTTCCAAATATGGGTCGTTAGCTCCTGTTCGGTTACTACCTATACATAACCAGCAATCAACATCTGCTTGATATGATTGACCTTGATTGAATTGCACTGCTTTTGCAAAATCAGGCTGTTTTAAAAAGTCCGTATCTGGAACGGTTGAGGCATAAACAAGAGTTGAGCCTTTATAAATCTTTCCGATTTTAGTTTTTCCAAAATAAATGTCCTCAATTTTTTTTGAACCTTTATAAACCGGCATATTATTCCTCCGGGATAAAGTAGAATGTATCTGCATTCGGGCTTGATGGCAAGCTTGCAACTACCTGTAACTTATTATTCATAATAGACGTTATGCGATTCGTATTGACTACAACCGAAAACCGGGTAATATAAAAGCGGTTGCAACCAAAAATAGGAGTTTAAACTTATGACTGATAAAGTTATTGAAACGGCAGCGCCGGAATATCCGAAACATACGGAGTGGGCGGATTTTGATATTGTCAACGGTAAAGTTGCCGTTATGAAGCTTAATAAGCCTTATACGGAATACGATGTTTCTTTTGAAGACCACTTTAACGGCAACGATGAATATAAAACAGAAGAACGTTATGCACTTTATACGGCTTGTGCGATTGAGTGCAATAAAAACGGCGGGGAATATACGATTGACTGCTGGAAAAACCGCTACACGGTGCGAAAAGTTGCCGATATTGAGAAAATCCACTACGAGAGTATGACGGACGAAGAAAAGGCAAAATATGACGCTGACAAGAAAAAAAACGACCTTGAAAACGAAAAGAGTGCATTAAACGGCAAACTTCGCTCAATGGACTATATCGGCGTTAAGATTGCTACCGGCAGGGCAACGATTGAGGAATACGCCGAGCAGATTGAAAAAATGAAAAGTTATGCACAACGCATAAATGAGATTGACAAAGAGCTTGAGGCGATGTAAAAAATCATTGTTGAAATTGTATGTCAATTCACATCCTTTTAAATAGTTAGTGTTTATACAAGGGCAAGGCGGCTGTCAGGTGGCTGCCTTGTTTTTTATTGTCCGATAACGCCATTGTTAAAAAATAAAAAAATATCTTTACATTATTTAAAATCTGGGTATATTTAACTATGTTTTAACGCTAACATTTTTAAGGAGTGTAAAAAAATGAGTTTACAAAAACCAGCAAAAAGCGGCAACTTTTCTTCGTTTATGGCGACAACAGCGGTAAAGCAAAAAGTGGCTGATGTTATAGGCGGAGAGCGCGGGCAATCTTTCATCACGCACATTGTTTCGGCAGTGTCAACAAACCCGCAGCTTGCGGCTTGCGAACATTCAACAATATTTGCAGCAGGATTAACCGGGGAAAGCTTAAACCTTGCGCCGAGTCCGCAGCTTGGGTATTACTACATTGTCCCGTTTAAGGAAAAGGACAAGAAAGGCAATTTAATCCGGGTAGTGGCAACTTTTCAGCTTGGGTATAAAGGATATATCCAGCTTGCCTTGCGTTCCGGGCAATATGCGGATTTAGACGTTATGGAAGTGCGGCAAGGCGAATTTTTGGGACGCGACAAATACACCGGAAAGTTTTTGTTTTCTTTTATTGCTGATGAAGAAGAGCGGGAAAAGCGGGAAGTCATCGGATATATGGCATATTTTGAGCTTTTGAACGGGTTTAAAAAAACAATATACTGGAGCAAATCCAAAATGGAAGAACACGCCAAAACCTATTCGCAGAGCTATAAATACGACTTAAAAGCCGATAAAAAAGAGAGCTTTTGGAGTAAAAATTTTGACCAAATGGCATTTAAAACGATGTTACGCCAGCTTTTAGGCAAATGGGGTATAATGTCGCTTGACTTGCAAACAGCTTTCATCAAAGACGAATCGGCAGAAAAAGACGGAAAAATTGAATATGTTGACAATCAAGATTTAACCGCCGGGCTTGAAAATATGCCGATTGATTACGGCAATATTCAGCTTGACGATGACACTGCCGGGAAAGAGGGCGTTAATTTTGAAGAACCGGAGCCGTTATTTAATCAGACACTGCAACCGGAAAACAACAAAGACGAGGCTAAAAAATGACAATAAACGAGCAAATAGCGGCAATACGGCGGGAGCTTGAGTATAGGCGCAAGCTATACCCGCGTTGGGTGGAAATAAAGAAAATAAGCCAAAAGGACGCCGATTATCAGATTGAAGTTATGGAGCAGATTTTATGCACGCTTATAACGGTTAAAGACTTCATTATCGGCACAACCGTCCGCGATGAAGAAAAGATAAAAAAGGCAGAGAAAGTTCAATTTTCTTTGTTTGATGTTGACAAATCGGGAAAATAAGCTAACATAAGAGGTGATATAATTATTTTTTCCATATAGTTCATCCAAAAAGTATATATCACCATATTATTCTCTTAACAAACCATACCTACACAAAGCCCCTTTATTTTACGATAGAGGGGTTTTATTTTATAAAAGGATAGATTATGCCAAAAAATAACCCTTGGGCGCTGGAGCTTAAAAAAAGCGGGCTTAACGTGCGCCAAAAGCCACACGATGAAGAACACAAAATACAGTGCGCCATTGCACAATATTTAAAGCTTGTTGAAAATGCGCACAAAGATTTTACTTTTTTTGCCGTTCCGAATGGCGGGTGGCGGAATCCGGTTGTTGCGGCAAAATTAAAAGCCGAGGGTGTTCGTTCCGGTGTTTCCGATTTAATTATCCTGCACGCCGGAAAAACCTATTTTATAGAGATAAAAACCGCAACCGGCAGGCAATCGGACACGCAACGGGAATTTGAACAGAAAGTCCAGGCGCTAGGCTTTGAGTATACAATTTGGCGCGGGCTTGATGATGCAATCAATTTTGTTGAGAAATTAAAAGCGGGCGCATAACGTCTATTATGAATACAAATTTAAAGCCTGATGTATCGGCGGCAGTTGATATAAAAAGCGCTCTTATTTCAGATTCTGGCTATACAGCACCAAGTAACGGGTATGTTAGTGTTCAAACAAATAATAACGGTATGAGCATTGATATTTTGGTTAATGATGTAAAAGTTGCCGGGTGTCATCAATATTCAGGCGACTCGCACGGCTCAGAAAACAAACAACTGTTTACAATCGTAGGACAGGGGCAAGTTGTAAAGGCTAACACTAATAATATATCTTATAATTTGGCTATCTTCGTCCCGTATGTTTAGGAACTTTTAAATAAATAAAATTTACAAAGCCAAACATTGCGGCAAGCGTTAGAAAAGTATATTGAATCTCCTTGTGACAAAGGGATAAAAACACTTGCGGACTGGTCAACATAAGCTCCCCCAGCTTGTGAGCTAGCTCCTGCCGCTATCTCTTGTCCGTTTACATAACACCTCACACCATTTCCAACCCCTCCCCATTTTGCATTTATCATTAAAACGCCTTTGCTCGGAGCTGTAAATGGTGATGGCTGTAAAGGAAATGTTACCGATTGACCTGCTGTATAGTCTAACTCAAAAAAAGCCGGTTTACTATTCATAATAGACGTTATGCGACTATCTGTGTATAAGTTTGATTTATATTGAAAAATACAAATTGAGTAAATAAGTTTAAGATAAAATTAACTATTAGCGAGGGGTAACAATGGAAACAAAAGTTTGTAGAAAATGCGGACAAGAAAAGCCTGTATCCGAATTTATACCGGACGGACGATATAGGAGCGGTTATCAAACGTATTGCCGAAAATGCGCCAATGAATACCAGAAAATGCGCCGGCTTGGCAAGAGCGAGAAGAAAGTTTGCCGGATGTGTGGGCGCGAGTTGCCGATTAGTGCTTTCCCGAAAGATAAAGGATATAAAAGCGGACGCAGCAATCAATGTCGGGATTGCCAAAACAAGCAGCACCGCGAGGCGCTGGAAAGGCGAAAAGAGAATGGCTTTTATTTGAGTGAAAAGGAAAGAAAAGAAAGGCAGGCAATAGCGGATTTTGAACAAAAGCTTGGCGGGTTTAAGGTGTCAATCTTAAATTATGCCAAAAACGGGGAATATAAATATACAGTCGCCAGCACAAAAGGCGACTTTTTTCAATCAAATTCAAAAGACGAGTTTTTTAATTTCATAAAAGAAAGGGTGTGAAAGATGATTTACAGAAGTTCGGCTTATTATCCTTTTTTTCAAAAGATTTGCCAAGAGTTCGGCTGTGCCGTATCGGATTTGGAGAGTTCACGGCGCGGGCGACCGTATGTTCAGGCTAAAAGTGTTGCGATTCGGTTTTTAAGGCTTGCCGGGTTAAGTTATCCACAAGTCGGGGCGATGTTGGGTAAAGACCACTCAACCGTTATGCACGCCGATAGAAAATGCCAGAGCATCCCGGAATTAAACGAAATGGCGCTGCAGTTTTATCTGCAGTTCCGGCAGATAGAGAATCGCGCCGATGATGACCTTATTAAACAAGAGATATTTAGAAACGAGCTTGACCGAGAAAAGATTGTTGAATTGTATAATAAAGGATTGCCTGTTGATAAAATCGCGGCAGAGCTTGAGGCAACCGTTTTTTATGTAGAAAATCATCTTAAATTTATAAGAAGTGTTTATCAGGTTAAAAAAGTCCCGGATTATAAGACACATACGAGCCGAGAAATATTTTTTCAAAAAAAATCAAAAAAAGTGTTGACAATATCAAAAAGCGTGATATAAATGACTATGTAAACAGGTAAACACTAATTTAAAAGGAGCAAAAATGTTTGAAGAAATAACAACAATTTCTGAATGCGAGGAGAAAATCGCAGAGCAAAAATGGCAAATTCGGCTTAATGAAATCGCCAACGATAGCTATTATTTAAGCAATCAGCGCAAGGAAGATGAGCAGGAATTAAATGCGCTTGAACGTCGTTTGCGCGAGCTCAAAGAACAAGAAGACGAGCCGTCCCTGCTGGACTTATGCAAGGAATTAAAGGAGATGGCACAATGACCTTGAAAGAATATTTGATAAAATCCGGAATAAATTTTGAGGAGAAAGATGGAGCAATTACCGTCGGAGGTTCGCTTTACCTAAGCGGCACGGGGATTACAAGCCTGCCGGATAACCTGACCGTCGGCGGTTCGCTTTACCTAAGCGGCACGGGGATTGCGAGTAAAGAAAAGGAAAAGGTTAAAAAACCGCAAAATATGGTTGAGTTCAAGTTGTCGGTTCAGGCAAAATTAAGTTGGCAAAACGGGCGTTACCGTATTTTTGACGGTATATTTTGTGAAGTATTGCGCAAACTCAAGAATGCCTACAAGGTAAAAATCGGACTTGCAACAAAATACGTCGTAACTGACGGCGTGAACTATGCGCACGGCGACACAATAAAAGAGGCGCGCGCAGATTTGATGTATAAAATCAGCGACCGCGACACTTCACAATATGAAGATTTAAGTCTTGATTCTGTGGTTACGAAAGAAGATGCAATCAAAATGTATCGGGCAATTACCGGTGCTTGTGAGGCTGGAACGAAACACTTTGTCGGCGGATTAAGAGAATTAAAGCCGCGTTACACAATCGCGGAAATCATAGAGCTGACCGAGGGGCAATTCGGCGCAACAGACTTTAAGAACTTTTTTGCGGAGGACGGCAATGAGTAACTTTACCTGCCCGACCTGCCGCCCCGTCCGCAGAGATGAAATAACTTTTTATGAGGATAAGAAAGATGCTTAATGTAATCAAAGCTGAGGAAGCTGTCCGTAAATTTTCCCCCACAACTAAATTAGAATATAGAGAAAAAGGACAAGAAGGAATTTATTTAACAAAAACAAACACAATCATAATCAGTATCGATTGGAATATGGCGGGATTGTTGCACGAAATAACCCACGCTGTTTTGTGGTTAGAAGAAAAGAGAACCGGACATGATGGGGTATGGGCAGACCGTTTTACAAAAATTGTTTCCGAATATTATGGAGAGAAATAATGGCTAAAAAATATGGATTAACAAAGCACGAACAAGCATTGTTACGTAAGGCTCAATACTACCAAGATAAAGCCAGTGAAATGCACAGAAAATTTGCTGATAGTCTGCAAAATAGATTTTATAACTCTACCACAATTAACGAGTTTGAAGAGTGGGATTTATGGACGTTGAACGAAAGTGGGGATTGTTCAGGAAGCGAAGTGGAAGAATATTTTTGGCGAAAAGTTAGAGCTGAAGAGGAGCAACGCTAATGTCATATTTAGAAGAACTGCTGCCCGAGTTCAGAAAAGGGGCTAAGATTAGATGTAAATATTGGGCACCATATATATTTATTCAAAATATTGACGATGATGATATAGATATTAAAGATTTGCATCGTGATGACTGGGAGTTTTATCAAGAGCCTATCGACTGGGACTACGTTATTAAGAACAAGTGCCTTTGCTGGTTTTGGGATGATAACCTTAATTATGTCATGTGCTTAGGTTATTTAACAAGGCTTATGAACGATTGTCCAAACAATGAAGGATTTATTTATTGTAAAGATAATGGAGTTGCCTTTAAAAACTGCCGCCCCGTCCGCAAAGACGAGGTAAACTTTTACGAGGATAAGAAAGATGAACAAGATTAAATTGAAAAACTTAAAACAAGAATATGAGGGACGTTGCAAAATAATACCTTGTTGCGACTTGCCTAAAATGGAAGACGATTTTGATGGCTTGAAAGACGATATTATTGATTGTTTCAAAAGAAAGCAAATAATTTGTGGCTGGACGCTTAAAGACGGCGTTTTAGAAAAATACGAAGATAATGACGAGCTGTTTTGGGAAGATGTTGTTTGTATTTGTTTAAGAGAGGGCTTTTTAGTTATCTATGATGTGCCAGTCCCCCGTAATGTGAAGAAAGAAGACGGCAGAATTAAATCTTGGCAAACATTAGGCTGGGGATATTATCAAACTCATTATATCCATTTACCAGATATATCTCAGCTTTCCGCCGTGTTGTCTAATTTAGATGACTGGATGTTGGAAGAGGTCTATAACGAGGAGCAGGAGTAAAGCAATGACCGTTCCGTTGCTTTGGTTGTGTCATGAAATTTATGAAAGGAAATTTAAGAAATGAGTGAAGTATTAAAAAAATGTAACGGTTGCGGAAAAATAAAGCCTTTATCGGATTTCCCTATAGACAGAAGTAGAAAAGACGGACGTTTTCATTGGTGTTTTGATTGCAACAAGAAAAAAGCATCGAAAAGAAGAAAAAAAATAAAACATTTGGATATTGAGAATGTTAAGTTAAAAGTCTTACTGAAAGAGTGGGTTGAAGCATATCCTGTTGTTGCTGTTACTTGCGACCTAAAGAACTTTGCTAAGATAAAAGAGCTATTAGATAAGACAAACGAGGTGCTAAGATGAAATGTTATAATTGCCCGGCTCTTCGCCGAGAATATGAAACAGGAGATGAATATTGTGCAATAAGAAACATAGATGAACTTAAAAATGGCTGTCATCTATCTTTGAAAACAATAAGAAAAGCAATAGATGAGAGTATTAAAGCTCAATGCGAAGAGCATGGAAGAATGGTTAAGTTTTTTGAAAGGTTATGATGATGAATAAACTAGCAGAAGAATACGGTTGGCAAAAATTTGGTTGTTTTTACGTTTACGATACAGCCAGCGGCAGCTTTTTGTTAAATGAATACGAATTTTCTTATCAGTGTAGCTGTTGCGGACGAAAATCTATTATAAAAACAGACCTCAACAAAAGGCAAATGGAGCAGATAATTAAAATAATTGGAGCAAAGCAATGATTAAAACATCTGAAGAATTGACAGAGGACTGGCTGAACAATAAATTACAAGCTGGTAGTTTTTGGTTTGTCGAAACAGAAGACAGCAACCCTGAACCTATGGTTGTTGATATGGAAGGAGATTTTAACGATTACGAGGGAAACTATTACAGGCCGTGTTTTTCAAAAGGAAAACTGAAAGTTTTAGCCCCCTGTTCTTATAAAAAATATCAAAGATTGGTAGAAGATTGTGTCAGAATAAAAAAATTATCAAAACTTATTGGGCTTGAGATTCCGCAAAAAGAAAATGCAAAGCTCCGAAGATTGCTGAAAGAGTGTGTCCCTTATGTTACTTTTAAAGTGAATATTGAAAAAAATATCGGGTGTACACCGCCCGGGGCTTATCTTTTAACCCGTATCAACGCTACACTCGGCGAAAGTGAGGAACACTCTAATATGTTAAAAAACGCGGACAATTTTAACACGTCCGGCGGAAATGTTAAGGAGAATAACAGATGATATTTACTTGGAAATGCCCGAAGTGCAAAAAAGATAACGAAAGCGAATTTAAAAATATTCGGCAATGTCAGTGTGGTAAATGTGGGTTTGTTTCTGTTTTTAGAGAAAGCGACTTTGCTTTTTTATCTTATGTGAAGAGCTTTGAAGAAAAACAAATATATGAAGAGGCAAGTCCGGAAAATAGATATTGTAAAAAAAATAATCTAGGGGAATAGTTTAATGCGGTATATGGACCTTTTTTCAGGTATAGGCGGGTTTGCGCTGGGGCTGAGGCAGGCGGGGATAGAATTTGAAGAGCATTGGTTCTCCGAAATAGACAAGAACGCGATAAACATTTACAAAAAACATTTTCCAAATGCAAAGGAGCTTGGCGATGTGCGAACAATTAGAGATTTTTCCGGGATTAAAGCCGACATTATCACTTTCGGATTTCCGTGCCAGGATTTGTCAGTTGCTGGCAAAAGGCGAGGTCTGGCCGGCGATAGAAGCGGTTTATTCTTTGAGGCGATGCGGATTATCAGAGAGCTTAAACCTAAATATTTTATCTTTGAAAACGTCAAAGGGTTGCTTACAAATAACCGAGGAGCGGACTTTGTCCGATGTCTGCAAGAAATTGCCGACATTGGGCTATATGAGTGCGAATGGCAGCTTGTTAATACAAGCTGGGTATTACCCCAAAACCGAGAGCGGGTTTACTTTGTCGGACGTCTTGGAGGACGAGCCGGACTTAAAATATTTCCTCTCTTCAGCGGCGGTGAAAAGGCTGATGGGTTACAAGGACAATACACAAAAACCATTACCAGCGAGGGATACACAAAAGTCCGGCAGGCATCGTACGTTATTGAAAGTCAACAGTTTCACAAAGTCCGGCAAATAAACCGTACCGAAAAGAATCACCAGCAGGACAGGGTCTATTCTCCGGAGGGGCTGTGCCCTGCATTAAATACGGTCGGCGGGGGCAACCTTGAGCCGAAAATAGTTTGCCCTGTATTGACGCCGGACCGGTTTGTCAAACGCCAGAACGGGCGGCGGATGAAAGAAAACGGCGAGCCGTCGTTTACGCTGACGGCGCAGGATAAGCACGGCATATATGACGGGAAGTCGGTTAGAAAGCTCACGCCGCTTGAATGTGAGCGTTTGCAGGGGTTTCCCGACGGGTGGACCGAATACGGCGCTGACGGCAGAAAGATGTCCGATAGTGCCAGATATAAAGCGCTGGGCAACGCGGTTACGGTTAATTTTCCAAGAATGATAGGGGAGAAGATAAAACCCGTTGACAAAATCAAAAAATATAGTAACAATTAACAGGGGATTAAACAAAAGAGGTTAAAAATGAAAGAAGAGCCGGAAATTTTGAAGATACGGAAACTGCTAAAAGTTAGCCGCGCGCAGTTCGGGCGGTTTATCAACCGGAGCGAGCCGAGCATAAGACGATACGAGGCTGGCTGTTTCGTGCCGCTGGAAGTTATGATTAACGCCCGGAAATGGCGAAAGCTGTATAATGAAATATACGGGAAAGAGGAAGAGGATAAAGAATAGCCATGTATAAGCTTATTTGTTATTTAACGGCAATATATCAATATTCAAAGACAATTCATTATGAAGTTAAGGGTGAGGCTTTTTATGGTAAGCACTTATTCAACGACCGAATCGCCGAAAATATGAACGATTATGTTGATTTAATAAAAGAGGTTGTTTATTTGGGACACGCGAAAGATACTCCGGCAGCAGGGGCGATACTTGAGGGCGTGTTGCCTTTATTGCCTGCAACAGAAGAAAACGACCAGCAAAACTATATCAACCTTTATAATTTAATACTTAATGCGCTGGACGAAATAGAGCAGTTAAATCAAAAGAAGCTGTCTGTCGGGGATAAAAATCTGATTGGTGGGATAGCACAAGACCTGCAACAGAATTTGGGCTTGTTATGGCGGCAAATAACGCCGTATGCGTATGAAACAATGCAAGAGCGGGCTTTTATGCCAGAAGCAGAGATATAGCACTAAATGGGGAGAAAATAGGCTTATGACACAAATTTTATACAAATGCACAATAACGAACGACCCGCACCCGGAAAATGCCGGGCAGTTGAACGCTTTAAAAATGCAATACGCCGAGGAGCTGGCAAAGATAACCGGGCGTGATGAAGAGGAGTTTTATTGCTTTAAAAATCTGGTAAACGTAACAGCCACTGACCAGAACGGGACAATCATAGGTTTTATAGCCGTAGGAATGGCGGAGCAGGAAAAGCGGGTTTACGCTTGCCACGTTTACGTTATGCCGCAAGTCCGAAATCAAGGCGTATATAGGACAATGCTTGCACGTTTGGTTAAGTTTGCCGAAGATATAAAATACAAAAGCATTACGGCGGGAGTTTTCAAAAATAATAAAATATCACAAAAGGCACACCGGGCGTTAGGGTTTGTGCCTTTTGCTAATTTATACGAGTTAAAAGTCGGGGATGCCGATTTGCACGACCCGAAATAGTCGTTTCTGTATTAAATTTAGATAGCGGGAGGGGTTAAATGTTTGAGAGCATACATAGGTGGTTTAAAAAGACTTTTCCGAAAGCGAGTTTTACCTCTCAAATCGTCAAATTAAAAGCGGAAATAGCCGAGTTTGAAGAGGCAGAGGGGGATTACGCCGGAAGACCGACCCGCTTAAATTATCTTAAATACCAGGAAGAGCTTGCTGATGTTGTGATTTGTGCGATTAACTTGGCAAGTTTTCCCGAAATGCAGGAGCTTATAAAAGAAAAAATGAAGATTAACCGCGCCCGGAGCTTTAACGGGGACGAGCATATAAAATAATTTTGTCGGGGGGATTTATGAATCAATACGGAGCGCCATATATGGGCAGCAAGTCAAAGATTGCCGAGGATATACTTGCAATATTACCGCGCGGGAAAAGGTTTGTTGATTTATTCGGCGGTGGTTTTGCAATGACGCATTGTGCGATGTTGTCCGGAAAATATGAAGAGTTTTATTATAATGAATTAAATCCGCTTGTGGTGGATATGATTAAAAAAGCCATAGCTGGAGAATACAAAAATGAGCGCCGCTGGATTGACCGCGAAACGTTTTTTAATCTTAAAGATACAGACGGCTATATAAAATATTGCTGGAGCTTTGGGAATAATGGGGATGGCTATCTTTATGCGAAAGAAATTGAGCCCTGGAAAAAAGCTTTACACTATGCCCGAGTTTTAGGCGATTGCAGCCTATTAAAAGAATTTGGTATTGATTCAAGCGGTAGCAGGCGGGATATAAGCGCTCACAACGAGGAATACAAAGAAAAATATATAAAATGGTATTTGAAAAATATATGCCTATCTGATGCCGATTTTAACCTCCTTAAAAACGATTTGGATAAAAAGATAAAAGAACAAAAAGAAGAACTGCGCCTTTATTTATGCAACGCGTTGAAAGAATCAGGCTTAACGGCGGCGGAAGTTGACCGGCGGTTAAACACGCAGATGTCCGGGCATTACTTCGGGCGTTCACAGTGGGCGTTTCCTACCCGTGAAGAATATAACAAAATGCGTTCATTTATGCCTTTAAAACCTTATGATGAAGTTTACGGTTATCAAGAGTTGCTGGAAAGTCTGGAAAGGCTGGAAAGTCTGGAAAGTCTGGAAAGTCTGGATAGTCTGGAACT